AACTGTATCCATTTTTTTGAACCAGTTCTTCTGAAATCATAATTTTTTTTATTTTTTCTATTTCTTCTCTAATTAAATTGTCCATGGTAACATATAAATACCTTAAAAATAAAAAACCCCGACCTAGCTCGGGATAACACATCGGATATTTTAAGATGAACATCCAAAACAATCAAATTCACTATTTTCAGGTTTTGGAGGTAAATTCATATAAGAGTAATCTACCTTTGGTGGTTCAGGTGTTGGATTTGGTTTTTGTACTTTTGAGATGTCAACCGCCAAATGTTTCGCTCCTGTTGAGATTGCCTTTGTTCTAACATAATAACAAAGTGTTTTTAATCCCTTTTCCCATCCGTAAAAATGTGATGATGAAATCTTTGACAATGTTGGGTTACCCATATAGATATTCATTGATTGTGATTGGTCAATAAACGGAGCTCTGTCTGCGGCCATTTCAATCAATGACTTTTGTGAGATTTCCCAAATTGTTTTATACTTGTTAATCAAGTGTTCAATTCTTTTAACTTTTGAATTGTACTTCTTATCTTCTTGGTCAAGGTAGTTATTGAAGTTGATGTTTTGGATTGAACCTTCGTTCATAATGATTTCGTTCTTCAAATCCTCACACCAAATTCCAATTTTTTCAAAGTCGTTAATCAAGTATTTGTTAACAATCATAATCTCACCACCAACCACACGTCTGTTAAAAATAGCTGAGTGAGCTGGTTCAGTCATTTCATATGACCCTGTAATCTTAGCTGAAGATGCAACAGGCATTTGAGCCGTGAATAATGAGTTACAAACACCATACTTACTAACATTTTGTTTAAGAATTCCCCAAGGCCATCTTCCTGATAACTCATCTTCTTTCAATCCCCACATATCAAATTGGAATACTCCTTGTGACATTGGTGACCCTTCAAAGTGAGAGTACGGTTGGTATAATCCATCAATACACAATTTATTACTTTCAGTGATTGCTGCGAAATAAATTGTTTCAAAAATGTCTTTGTTCAACTTACGAGCTTCATCAGATGTGAAGATATAATCCATCAAATAAAATACGTCCGCAAGTCCTTGAGTTCCAATAGCAATTGCTCTTTGAGCTAATCCACCTTTCAATCCTTTTTCTGTTGAGTAGTTGTTAATATCAACAACTTTATTTAACGCTCTAACTACTTTACGAGTTTCTTCATATAGTAATTTGTGGTCAAACTCTCCATCCTTAACAAAGTTTTTTAATACCATAGATGATAATGTGCAGATTGCAGTAGTATCTTCGTCAGTATATTGGTAAATCTCATTACAAAGATTTGATTGTTTGATTACACCTATATTTTGATGGTTGGTCTTTTTGTTAGCATTATCTTTAGAACATAAGTAAGGAACTCCTGTTTCAATCTGAGATTCAATAATTTTATTCCAAATTTCTTGAGCCTTAACTTTTTTACCGATACCTAATTCAACAGCCTTATTGTAGTTAGATTCGTATTCATCCCCATAACACTCTTGTAATGCTTTAATACCAGATTTCTTAATATCATTAGGACAGAACAAATACCAATCTTCATTATTCTTAACCGCTCTCATGAAATTATCGGGAATCCAAAGTGCGGTAAACAAATCACGAGCTCTTAATTCCTCAGCACCTGTGTTCTTTTTAATATCTAACAAATCAAAGATATCTTTATGCCAAGGTTCCAAATAGATTGCCGCAGAACCTGGTCTACGACCTTGTTGATTAAAGAAACGAAGTGACTCGTTAACAATCTTCAAATACTTTAATAAACCACCTGCAAATCCACCTGATGAATTAATTCTACTTTCTTTACTACGAATATTTGACATGCAAAGTCCAATACCTGCGGCATCTGAAGAGTAAGTAGATATATCTCTCATAGTATCTAATAGACCTTTACGAGAATCTTCATCATTATATTTTAAAACACAAGAAGCTAACTGTGGAACTTTTGTTCCCGCATTAATCATTATTGGTGTTGCGGGAGAAATTCTTTGTTCAGATAACGCAGTATAATATTCAACTGCCTCCTCAAATGATTTTGTAATCCAAAGAGCGACACGCATATACATGTGTTGGGGTCTTTCAACTACTTTACCATTTGGTAATTTTAAAAGATACATCTCTTGTAATGAACGCCAAGCAAAATAATCAAAGTTATAGTCATTATCATGATTAATAATATTATCAATATTTGACGGACCATAGTTTTCAATTATCTCCATTAACTTATCATTAATGATTCCGTCAACATGTAAAGTATGCATTACATTTGAGAAACTTGAGTCTGTTTCTTTATGATAAGATGAGATAGCGACTGAGGAAGCTAGTCTAGAATAATCATGATGACTACCTGTAAATGCCGCGGCAATTTCATAAATTAACTTATCTAATTCTTTTGTAGTTATTACACCTTCAGTTGGTACTGAGGTTATTACTTTAATAAAAATTTCATCAGAATTAACGTTAAGACCTTTTGAGGCTCTCTTAATTCTATTATAAATTTTCTGCGGGTTAAAGGAAGCGTCTTCACCGCTACGTTTTTTAATTCTTAGTGACATCATAGTTTAAAAAGATAGTAAATTAAAAGTCATCAGTAAAGGAGAGGGTCTCATTTAACTTTGCTTTTTGGTATTCAACTGTTCTGGATTCAAAGAAATTACCCTTTGTTTCAACGGCAATTTGTTCCATAAATTTAAATGGTTGTTCAACGTTAAATTGTTTTTTACAACCCATTTTAACAAGTAAACCATCAACCACAAACTCAAGATATTGTTTCATTAAGTTTTGGTTCATACCAATTAAAGAAACAGGTAGTGATTCAGTGATAAATTCTTTTTCAATCTCAAGTGCTGAAAGTAGAATTTCTTTAATTCTTTTTTCACTTGGTTTGTTCTCAACGTGATTATTTAACAAATGAATTGCAAAATCACAGTGTAGGTTTTCATCTTTGAAAATCAAAGCGTTAGCATTACACAATCCTTGCATAATACCTCTTGATTTCAACCAGAAAATAGAACAGAATGAACCTGAAAAGAAGATACCCTCAACAGCCGCAAATGCCACCAATCTCTCTTGGAATGACGCATTTTCAATCCAATCCAAAGCCCATTTAGCTTTTTTCTGTACTGCAGGTAGGTTATCTAATGCGGTAAAACATTTATGTTTTTCATCTTCATTTGAGATGTATGTATCAATCAATAATGAATACATTAAACTATGAATGTTTTCCATCGCAAGTTGCATCCCATAGAAAAATTTAGCTTCGGGGTATTGAACTTCTCTGTAAAAATTTTCAGCTAAATTTTCATTTACGATTCCATCTGAAGCCGCGAAAAATGATAGAACATTTTTGATAAAATATTGTTCATTTTCTGATAAATTTTCCCAATCTCTAATGTCACCGCTTAAGTCTATTTCTTCTGCGGTCCAAAAAGCCGCTTGGTGCATTTTATAATATTCCCATATATCGTTATATTGAATTGGGAAGATAACAAATCTATTTGGATTTTCTACTAATATTTTTTCCATATTATTAATTATTTTGTTGTTGTCTTTTTTTCTCCATTAATTCTTTAATTCTATCTCTATTCTTTTGTTCCTTATTTTCTTCAAACCCAAGGAAAGTCATAGAACTTTCGGTATCAATAACTAGTAATTCATTGTCAAATTTACAATTTTCAAAAATTACTCCGTCCTTACCGATACGTGATTTTGTGATTGCAATTGTCGCAAGTTTAAGTTCCTTTTGTTGTAATGTTTTAGCCACTGATATAATAACGTGACCAACTTGGGCCTTTTTAATTGAACCCCCCATTTGGTCTGTTGTTACAACTTCAGATGAAATTGAACTTCTATTACCTTGTGTTGCGGTCCAACCTGCGATATGCAATTCGTGACACATAGCTTCAAAAGCTCTCATTACTGAACCTTCGGATTTCCATTCGTCATCCATATTTTTTTCAGGTGTTACACAATCAATATAATCTAAGATAATAACGTCAATTTTAATTCCATCAGCTATCATCTTTCTAATTTGATTTTTAATTTGTGTCATTGTAAGAGTATCAGATGGAAGTTTTTTCAAAATTAACTTGTTTTTCATCCTTTCTTCAACTTCACGAACTTTATTCAAAACCTCTTCTTTGTGTTCACCTAACAAATCAGGAGCAATTCCAGTCCAAAGTGTAAAATGTTTTCTTTGTATAATCTTTGGGTTATCCTCAAAAAATATCTGTAAAACATTGAACCCCATATTAAATGCGTGATTCGCAATCTTTGTAGTTAAACTTGTTTTACCTACTCCCGTTGGAGCGAGTATCACACCTATTTCACCTTTTGCTAGTCCGCCCTTTAATAGATTGTCAATACCTGGAATTCCCATAGGTATTGGATGTCTATAATCATCATCCAAAACTTGGTCCAAATTTTCAAATACATCTCCTGTATCTTTATCAACCACCCCAACCTGTAAAGCCTCTCTAACCATTTCTTCAAGTGTGTCATAATTTTCAAACTCACCAGAATCAATAATTTTTTGGGCTTTAGTCATTACCTTCTGAAGTTCTTGTTGTTTACAGAATTTCAGAGCCTTCTCTTGGACAAATGTTACGCCTTCTTCAGATACATTTTTAATTTCATTAATTGTATCAATTACTATTTTAAGTAGTAATTCTTGTTTAATCTCAGATTTAACTATTTGTAAAAGCGTTTCAAAGTTAGGGGGACATTCAAATTTAGAATAGTATTCTTTAATCATCTGTATTATTAATTTATAATACTTGTTTTCAAAATAACTAGATTCTAAAACTTCAAGAATTGAGTGTGCAAAATTCTTATCAGAAACTATCTGATTTATAAGTTGTTGTTGGAAAGTATTTCCTAAATAATCAAAATTTTTGTCCGCCATAATTACCTCTTTTAAAATTAAATACTATTAAACCAAAGAGTATCCTAGGTAATTATATGTTAAATTTTTATCTGAAAAAATGTCAGTCAATGAATTAAGGATACCTTTTAGGTATGGGCGTACGTCTACGGTATATCTAACCTTTGGGGGGTACGGTTTAGCGTCAAATGTGTAATGACACATTGTCACTCCATTATGTTTCAAATAAAGGTTC